GACTCTCACTTTTTAGTATACTTATATTATGACAAATCAAATTAGAAATCAAAAAGACTCACTTGCCAAGTTAATGGCTACGGAAAACCTTACTATAGTTCATAAGAAGGTTCCAACTGCATATTTCGATTTAGAGAATAGAATACTTTGTTGTCCTATTCTTAAAGACGAAATCTCACCCGAACTTTATGACTTGTTTATGGGTCATGAAGTATCTCATGCACTGAATACACCATACGAAGGTGTTCACTCTGCAGTGACAAAAAACAGAACACTTAAAGGATATCTTAATGTTGTTGAAGACGTTAGGATTGAGAAAATGATTAAGAACAAATATCAAGGTCTTAGAAAATCATTTTACAAAGCTTACAACGAATTAATGGATATGGATTTCTTTGGAATCAAAGGAAGAAATCTACAAGAACTTTCATTGATTGACAAAATCAACCTTATCACAAAATGTGGTTCAAGGGTTAATATCACACTTACTAAAGAAGAACAATTCTTCCTTGACTGGTCTAACAAATGTCAGACTTGGGAAGAGGTTGAAGAGTGTGCAACTGCAATCTATGAATGGTCAAAAGAAAACGAAACAAGAACTGAGGAAGACGAAAAAATGGTTCCTCAAATGTTTGATATTGGTGATGACGAAGAAGACGAAGACGGAGATGAGTCTGAAGAATTCAACAATGACTTTGGTGACTCAGACGAAGATTACGAAGACGAAGACAACCTTCCCGAACTAGATTCAGAAAACTCTGAAGGTGGTGAAGAAAAAGAAGAAGGTGAAGAAGAGTCTGAAGAAGAAACTGAAGACGAAGGTAAATCACAAAGAAAAATGACTGGTGGTAAAGAAGCTTCCAGTGGTGAGTATGATGACGAAGATGGTGCAAGGGAATCTATTACAGAACAAAATGCACATAATAACGAAGGTAAATTATACTCTGAAGAAAATATTCTAAAACTCAGTGTTGACCTCGGTAAAAAATTCAACAAAGAAAATGACATGATGAGAAGTGTCAAAGTGTCTTATAAAGAACTACTAAAAGATATGAGAGGTTCATTCTTTGTTGACCATAAAGCAAAAAACAAAGAAGTTGCACTTCACACTATGAACAAACTAGATGCAAAAAACAAAAAGATTGTGAATCATATGGTGAAGGAATTCGAAATGAAACAATCTGCAAAAAGAGCTGTTCATGCATTCAGTGGTAAAACTGGTAAACTTGATATGAATAGACTTGCAAAGTATCAGATTGTTGACGACATTTTCAAAAGAGTGACTTACTTGCCTGAAGGTGAGAACCATGGTGTCAACGTATTGATTGACTGGAGTGGTTCTATTTCAAAAGAAGTTCTTGACCTTATAGAACAAGCACTTATCCTAACAATGTTCTGTAGAAAAGCAAACATTCCTCATAGAGTGTATCTCTTCTCAGACGTTTACAATAGAGAAGATGAAGATTGGACTAGAGAAGACGGACAATTACTTGAACTATTCTCAGACAAACAAAACACTAGAGAATACAAAGAAATGTTTATGTATGTTTCTCAGATTTGGAATGACTACTTTGCAGATAGACTAAGTGGTTATGGAAGAAAATTTGAGAAGTCTTTAGAGATTTGGAATGACTGGTTCGAAGGAACACACTATGTTCAAGAATATGATGGGTATTACATTTACCTACCAAGTCATACAATTCCACATAGATTTAATCTTGGTGGAACACCTCTTGACCATACACTATTTGCAATGAGAACACTTCTAAGAGATTTCAGAAAAGACTATGGTATTGAGAAATCAATTCTAACAGTTATCACTGATGGGTATTCTCATGGTTCAAGTATCTTATCTAGTGATTCAGATGTAAGAGAACAAGAAAAAGAACAATTGAATGGTGAAGATTCTTGGGACTTTGAAAGACATATAGAAATCATTGACCCTTATTCAAGAAGAGTCTATCCTATTTCTAAAGGAAGATACTACAGAGGTGGTGACTTCAAAAGAACTCAGAATATCCTTGACTGGATTGCAAAAGAAACTGGTGTGATTGTCACTGGATACTTTGTTGTTGGTAAGAAACAAGACTTTGTTCAAATCTACAGTGAAGTCAAAGGTAATGATGATTACTGGAGAGATTATAAATCTGAGTGGTTAGAGTGTAGAAAAACTGGTATGGTTGTGAATTGTCATGGATATAACAAACTCTTCATTACCGCTGCTAGTGCAATCGGAACTGAAGGAACTGATGAGTTAGACGAAGAACTGGTTGATGCAAAAAAAGTTAGAGTTTTAGCTGCATTCAAAAGAAACCAAAAGTCTAAAACAACTTCAAGATTTTTAACCAATGAATTCATTAAGGAGATAGCATAATGGAAGCAAAATATATGATGAATGAGACATTCATTTTAGAGAGAGACGATTACAGGGATTTTACCAATAGGGTTATGATTCTGCAATCAAGAAACGAAGAGGCACCATATATCGTAGAACACGATTATATCCAAGACACTTTTGAAGTGACACTATTGGATAACAGATACACTTTACAAACAATCATGGAGAAAACACAATGAAGACATATCAAGTAGACCCTGCTTACAATATTTCTACTGTAAACGATTATAGTAAATTTGCAGACGCTGTTATGGACGTGGGGCCTTCACCCTGCGTCAGATACGATTGTCCTATGGTCAATGAATGTAAGACTGAAGAAAAAGAATGTTTTGCATTTAGAATATGGGTCAATAATGGTGGTGAGTTGAATGAGAAACAACAAGCTAAAATGGGAACAAGGTTTGAAAATATTAAGTAATGGGGTTGACAATGACCCTCACTTTTTTATATAATAATAACTGATGAGAAATTTAACAACTTTTAAAAGGAGAAAATATGGATAAAAGAAGTTATGACAGAAGTGAGTCGATAGACATATGTGGGAAACCATTTCACTTCACACCCGATAGGAAGGAATTCTTGGAAGCACTTTCCAAGACGTATCCCGAACAATCGGTTTTTACGAAGGAAGAAATTGAAACAGTGGGTTCATTCCCATATTGGGTCAAGTCTTCTAGATACAATTTTAGAGATAATGGGGTATTTAATTTAACCCAAGTTCTCAGTGGATACAATGGTGGGTATTCTGAAAATGCAGTTGTTCCACCAGTTGCACCTCAAGTGGTTTCTATTGCACCACCAGTTGCTCCACAAAATATGCCAGTTGCCGCTGCGACTGAGTCTGTTAATCTGAATGACAATGTAAAAATCATTCCCGAGAAAATGTCTAATTATGTTCCTTTTGGACACTTCAAAGATGTCAAGAACATAATCAAGTCTAAAATCTTCTTCCCAGTATTCATTACTGGATTGAGTGGTAATGGTAAAACATTAATGATTGAACAAACTTGTGCTCAATTGAAGAGAGAACTCTTTAGAGTCAATATTACCATTGAAACCGATGAAGACGACCTAATGGGTGGTCATACTCTAGTCAATGGTAATGTAGTCTTTAGAGAAGGCCCTGTTATCAAAGCTATGAGAAAAGGTGCTGTCCTTCTCTTAGACGAAGTTGACTTAGGTTCTAACAAACTTATGTGTCTACAATCAGTTCTTGAAGGTAAAGGATACCTAATCAAGAAAACTGGTGAGTGGGTGACTCCAAAACAAGGTTTCACAATTCTTGCAACTGCAAACACTAAAGGACAAGGTTCTGAAGATGGAAAGTTCATTGGAACTCAAATCATGAACGAAGCTATGTTGGAAAGGTTTGCAATCACAATGCAACAAGAATATCCTCCAGTGACTACTGAGAGAAAAATTCTTTCAAAAGAAATGGAATTGACTGGTGAAGTTGATTCAGAGTTCGTGACCAAACTAGTAGATTGGGCAGACATAATCAGAAAAACCTTCTACGAAGGTGCGATTGATGACGTTGTCACTACTAGAAGACTGGTTCACATTGTGAATGCATACAGAATGTTTGGTGACAAACTCAAGTCAATCCAAATGTGTATTTCAAGGTTTGACGAAGAAACTAGAAATAGTATCCTCGACCTTTACACTAAGATTGACGCAGGTGTCGATTTAAATGAGGAAAACCCAGTTGACGAAACTGAGACCTCAGAGTATAATGATTAGTATGTTTGGAAAAAACAAGAAGATTGATTACAAATATAACGAGGGTGAACTCATTAAAGAGTTCTCCTCGTATGTTGATTCGACTTACGACAAACATTACAGTTTAAACAAATACCAGTCCACTGAATTCATTATTGACAGTGGTCATGGGGAAGGATTTTGTATCGGAAACATAATGAAATATGCACAAAGATACGGAAAAAAAGATGGTAAGAATAGAGCAGACCTTTTGAAGGTTTTACATTATGGTCTATTCATGCTTCATGTTCACGATAAGGCAGAAAAGGAGGCTAAAAAGTGATGAAAATTAGTAATGAAACGAGAGATGTGTTGAAGAACTTTTCAACAATCAACCAAGGTATAAAGGTTGGTCAAGGAAATACACTTCAGACAATCTCAAATATGAAAAATATTCTTGCAGTTGCAACTGTAGAAGAATCATTCCCAACGGATTTTTCTATCTACAACTTACCCGAGTTTTTGGGTGCAACGTCTTTATTAGAAGACCCCGATTTTCAATTCGGTGATGCAAGTCTAACAGTTGCAGACAACAATTCCAGTCTTGCGTATTTCTATGCAAGTGAAGGTATGGTGACTGCACCCGAGAAAATGATAACAATGCCTGATGCAGAAATTGGTATTGATATCTCATCTACACTATTGAACGAGTTGCAGAAAGCAGCTAGTGTGTTAGGTGTTGGTGATTTGGTTTTAAGTTCTGACGGAACTACAATCAAATTGGAAGTGACAGATAAGAAGAATACAACTTCAAACACATTCTCAAGAATCGTGGGTGAAGGAAATGGTGTTTCATACACTATGAACTTTAAGATTGAGAACCTTAAAGTGTTAGATGGAAACTATGAAGTCTTAGTTTCGTCTAAAGGTATTTCACACTTCAAGAACAAAGATATTGACTTGGAGTATTTTATTGCATTGGAGCCTGATTCTAAATACAATGTTTAACCTATATATTAGTGTAAGTATTGTGCCAGCCTTTTACAATGCATACGGGAGTAGTCCTTCTCATCAATCTTCAAGGGTGGATTACACTGTAGTTTCGGAGGGGATTCTGCAACCATGAGTGAATTTTTATTCGTAGAAAAGTATCGTCCTCAAACAATTGAGGACACGATACTACCTCAGAGTCTTAAAGACACATTCAAAGAATTCGTCAATCAAGGTGAGATACCCAATCTTATGTTATGTGGTTCTGCTGGTGTAGGTAAAACTACAGTTGCAAAAGCATTATGTAATGAAATGGGTGCAGACTTTATCGTTATCAATGGTTCTGATGAAGGTAGATTGATTGACACACTAAGAACCAAAATCAAAAACTTTGCATCTACAGTATCCCTAAGTGGTGGTGCAAAGGTTGTGATACTGGACGAAGCAGATTATATTTCTGCAGACTCAGTTCAACCTGCGTTGAGAAACTTTATTGAAGAGTTCTCTTCTAACTGTAGATTCATATTCACTTGTAATTACAAGAATAGAATAATCAAACCACTACATTCAAGAACAACTGTAATAGATTTTAAACTAACACCAAAAGACAAACAAACACTTGCTGGTGTTTTCCTCACAAGACTCAAAGAGATTTGTGATTTGGAAGATATCAAATATGACGAAAAGGTTTTGGTCGAACTTATTCTAAAGTTCTTCCCCGATTTCAGAAGGTGTATCAACGAAGTCCAAAGATATGGTGTTGGTGGTGTTATTGACACTGGTCTTATTGCAACACTAGCCGAAGAAAAACTTACACCTCTCATTGATATGATTGCAGACAAGAACTGGAAAGGAATGAGAAAGTGGGTTGGTCAGAATAGTGATAATGACTTTGATACATTATACAGAAAAGTTTTCAATGCATTGGAACAAAGACTAGAACCTTCTAGTGTTCCAGCTGCAGTTCTTTTTATTGCAGACTATCAATACAAGTCTGCCTTTGCAATGGATTCAGAAATCAATTTCGTTGCATGTTTAACAGAAATTATGTCGGAGTGTAAATTCAAGTAATGGGTAAACTTAGAAAATGGTTTTTTAGTTGGTTTGATAAACAAGTCGAAAAGTCTTTTCAAAGACAAGCAAATAAATTGTTTGACAAATCGAAAGTTAAATATAATGACGGAGATAATACATGAAAGCATTATTCTTGATGTGCCTGACACTACTGATTAGTGGTTGTTCAACTCATTCTAGCACTCCTTGGAGTCCTAGTTATAAATTTATACCCATAGAAGAAGACTCAGACCTAGAGTGGAACGATAAGTTTGACTCTGATGCATGGAGAGTAAAATTTAAAAGATGTCAAGAATTCTTGTATGAGGAAAATGATTCTTGGAATGGGTGCATGGATAATGACTCAGAATCAGTAGTGGAGGTAGTGTAAAATGACACAATATAATGACAGAGTCCAAAAACAAAGAGACTTACTAAAAGCAGAAGAGTGGTCAAAGTCTGTTAAATCAGTTCATGCACACTCACTTAGTTCAATGTGGTATGACACAAGACCACAAGACACTGAAGACGGAAAATCTGTAATGGATATCCAATATAACAGTGGACTTGTTGAAAGAAAAACACATGACGGATATACAGTTTACTTTGGGAAAGAACTCAAAGGTGATGAACTGTTATACGAATATTATAGAAATGTCTAAACGAAATCCTTTTGATTTTGTAAAGTCGGTCTCTTACGACAAAAAAGACCTCATGGTTGATGAGGTCGAAGAGAAAGCATATCAACCATTCTTAATTAACAAAGCATTATCTTATCACCAAGATTCTGTTTTTCTTACTAACGAAATGAATGTCAGACATGGTGTAGACAATCGTCTTCAATACATGTTTTTCCTAAATACTCTAAGGAAAAGACAAAGGTTTTCCAAGTGGAGTAAACCTTATGTTAGTAAAAAACTCGATACTTTAAAAGAGTATTATCAGATATCAACGAGAGAGGCAAAAGAGTATGTCAACCTGCTATCTGAGAAACAATATCGTGAATTGAAAAACAGAATGAAAACTGGTGGTAAAGATGATAGATGACCAAGATAATATAGTCAAAGACCTAGTAGAGGTCACATTTCCCGAAAAAGAGGACTTTTTAAAAATAAGAGAAACACTCTCTAGAATTGGTGTAGCTTCTCGTAAAGATAAAGAACTCTTCCAATCATGTCATATACTTCACAAACGTGGTAAGTATTATATAACACATTTCAAAGAATTATTCTTGTTAGACGGGAAACCTTCTAACTTAGACGAATCAGATATTGCAAGAAGGAACACTATAGTGTCACTTTTGGAACAATGGAACCTAGTGTCAGTAGTTAATGCGCACCAAGTATCTGAACCCAAAGCACCCTTAAGTCAGATAAAAATCATTCCATTTAGAGAAAAAAACGAGTGGAAATTGACAACAAAATACTCGATTGGGTCAAATAATACCTAAATATAGGGATTATAAATATAACAGGAGGAACTATGTTCTCAGCTATCATAGATTTCATTATGGGAATTTGGAATTTACTTATGGTAATTCCAGTGGTAATATCAATCTGTAGTGTGATTGTTGCTTTAACACCAACACCAGCAGACGATAAACTTTGGGCTAAAGTGTATAAGTGGTTAGAAGTCCTTGCACTTGCAATAGGTAAAGCAAAAGACAAAAACCCTTTGTTAGATAAATAAATTAGAGGTAATAAATTATGGAAATTATCGGAATTATAGTTGTAGTTCTAGTAGTTGCTTACTTTGTTTCAAACAACAAAAAAGATAAAAAGGTTAAGGTTCAAGCACCAGTTGCAAAACCACAACCAAAAAAACCAAGTGTTGCAGAATTAAAGAAGTTAACTAAGAACCAATTGATTGAACTTGCAGAAAAGAAAAATCTGAAAGTCAAGAAGAGTGGTGCTAAAGCTGCAGTTATTTCAGAAATTCGTGACCAACTTTAATTAGTTGACAAAAAGTCATTTAGGGGGGACAGTGTCCCCCTTTTTATTATAAATAGAAGGTATGGAAGAAGTATTTAATTTGATAGGTGACGTTGGAGTTCCCATTGCAATGGCATTAGTCATGGGGTTCTTCATATTCATGGTAATCAAACAAATCTTCGAAGGGATAGTCGATAATATTAAGACACTTACAATGTTTTGTGAATCGTTAGAGAATCGTGCAAGAACAATGTCTAACGAAATGATAAAGATTGATATGCTAGTGTCAAGTGCATTAGAGTTAAGACCCGATATAGAGAGAGTTGCAAGAGCAGAGAACTTTATAGAGGACGGGAAACTTGATGTAAGAAGGGATTAACATGGAAGCCGAAGTCCCCTTAATTGTCGAACTAATAACCGATTACGGATTCCCAGTTGTTATGATGGTAGGACTAGGATATTTCGTATATTATGTATGGTGGTTTATTGGTGAAAAGATAGACCCCGAAATTGAAAAAATGCATTTTGCATTAATCCGAGTAATTGACCAAACTAGAATGTTAGACCAAGACCTCATACGTCTTAAAGAAAAGGTTGACGTAGTTCTAGAATATCGTGAAAATGAAAAGAAAAAGATTTCGGCAAAAACCATAGACAATGATTAAATATATTTTACCAATTTGTTTTATTTCAATTTTACTATCATTCCAAGTTCACGGAACGGAGATAGTTCACAAGTTTAAAAACCCTTCATTCTCAGGTATCGGAACGGGTGCTCATTATCTTACAATTGAGAACCAAGAGTCCAGCCGTAAGAAAGCAATAGAAGACGCATTGGAGTCTGCAAGAAAGGCTGCTGAAAGAGAAGCAGATAACACTACACTTGCAAAATTTATTAGGAACCTAGAAAGCAGAATCTATGCACAGCTATCTAAACAATTAGTTGAATCAATGTTTAGTAATGATGATGCATCAAGCTTTGGTTCATTTACACTTGAGGGAAGTGTTATAACATGGGAAGTTATAACAGGTGAAGACGGAACTGATTTTATAAAGATGACTATTGTTGATACCGAAGGAACAACAACAGTTATAGAAATTCCAGTCGGAACAGGAAACTTTGGACAAGACCCTGATGCGGGAACTGGTGGTGGAGATGGTTAAGTATTTACTTGCACTAACCCTTCTAATAAGTGGCTGTGCATCAGTCCCAAAGTTTACGGAAACACCCCAAGATTGTAGAAACTGGGAACAAGGTGTCCGAAAGGATATGGCAACTGGAATAAAGAAACCAGTCACAAGAGATTATATTTGTGTAGAGTTTCCCGAAGTTGTTAAATTACCTTCATACGTAGAACTTTTAAATCTTCCCCCTGCTGAAGAAAAACCTATTGTTGCAGTATATAACTTCAATGATAAAACTGGTCAGAGAAAAGCAAGGGAAGGTATTGCAGATTTCTCTACTGCAGTCACCCAAGGTGGTGTCGAAATGGTTATCGATGCACTTAAGACTGCTGGTGGTGGAACATGGTTTAGAGTTGTAGAACGAAATGGAATCGATGCGTTAGTCAGAGAAAGACAGATTATTCGTTCTGCAAGACAAGATTTTGCGAAAGCAACGGACACTGAGGCAAAAGGTGTCCAACCCTTACTATTTGCTGGAATTATAATTGAAGGTGGAATAGTAGGATATGATACTAATATCCAAACTGGAGGCTCAGGCGCAAGAACCCTCGGAATAGGATATAGTCAACAATATCGTCAAGATGTTGTGACCATTTCAATGAGAGCAGTTAGTGTTCTTACTGGAGAGGTATTACTTAATGTGCAAACTCGGAAATCAATACTATCCGTGGGTGGTGGTGCAGACTTATTTAAGTTTGTAGAACAAGGAACCCAACTAGTAGAGATTGAAGACGGAGTGGGAAATAATGAATCAGTGACTTATGCAGTGAGAACTGCTATAGAAGCTGCAGTGTTAGAATTGGTTTACCAAGGACACGATAGAGGTTTTTGGAAAATAACAGATGGACATCGTCACCCTCATCAAGCAGATGGGACTAACGAACTCCATGATTTAAATACAGAGGAAAACGAAAATGAATAAACTTATTAGTTTTTGCTTAATTGCAATAATGTCGACACCAATTCTTTTCGCACAATCCACTGATGATAACGAGATTAAGATTACCCAAACAGGTGATACTTTAGACTTGTATATAGACCAAATTGGATTTGGTAATAAGATAGGTTCTGATGCAACTGCTACAGGAGCTATGACTATTACTGGTGCAACTTTGGACTTTGATTTGGATTTTATAGGAAATTCAAATACTCTGTTCGGTTCTGTTGAAGCAGACAGTTCAGTATATAAACTAGACTTTACTGGTGATTCAAACAGTATAGACTGGTTAATCGGAGATGTAGGAAGTGCAGATTCATCGGACATTAACTTTGATGTCACTGGAAGTAGTAATACTTTTGACCTTGACCAAGGTAGTGTGTATAGTGCAGAGAGACTTAATTCAGACTTAATACTAATCGGTAGTTCGAATGTTTTTGATATTGATTGGGAAAGTGATGACTTAACTTGGGACTTTGAAGTCACGGGTTCAAGTAATAATATTAACACACTTCAGTCAGACGGGGAACAATCTTTGGTTGTTGACCTAGACGGAGATAGTGCAGATATGGATATTACACAAATTAGTGGAACATGTTCGCCGTCAAACGCTTCATGTGCAACACCTAATGCACTAATTACATTGGATATTACAAGTGATAATGCAACAATCCAAATTACTCAAAAAGATTCATCTAGCGATAGTAATTAATCTTATGTTTATCAGTGGGGTTGCATTCAGTGACCCCATTGGTGATATCGTAGAGTCAATTGGACTCGGAAAAATTACACGTCAAAATACAGATTTCATATCACCTGAAATAGGTTATGATATTGAATTGTATGACGTTGCAGAAACAGTAAATGGGAGAATGAAGATTGAGTTCTTAGACGAAGAAGAACTTGACTTAATCGAACATACAATTGTATACATTGACGAAGTGTATTACGACCCCGACCCTTCTAAATCAAAAATGGCTATGAGAATGGTGCAAGGAACGGCACGATTTGCTTCAGGTAAGGGAAACAAAATAAAGAAAGCAAACATAGACATATCAACTCCAACTGCTCAGATAGCAATTAATGGAACAGATTTCACAACAACTATTGACGAACTAGGAAGAACACTTGTTATACTTTTGCCTGACGAAGACGGAATAACACCTTCAGGTGAGATTAGAGTATATAACGAAGGTGGAGAAACTATACTGAATAAGGCATATCAAGCAACAATGGTATCAAGTTTAGACCAACCACCAACTCAATCAGTAGTAATAAACAATTTAACAGTTAATCTCATTGACAATATGTTTATTGTTAACCCACCACAAGAAGTAAAACAAGCAGTAGAGGAACAGGCTTCAGATGACCTTGATGAAGACCAAGGTGTTCTTGATGTTGATTTTCTAGAATTCAATGAATTAGAAAAAGATATAGATGATTATACAGATGAGAATTATGATGCAAGAGGAAGTAGACTAGATATAGATTTTCTAGATGTAGACTTCCTTACAGATTTATTAGACATAGTAGAAGCATTAGAAAAGACAACTGTAAGTCTTGGTGATGCACAAAAAGGACAAACAGGTGATTATGACCTAAAGGGTGCAACACTTGGATTCAACAAAGATTCACAATTTAACGTATTTGTAGAAGATGGAAACTTATATCTGTATAGAAATGTGAATGGTGTTATTGAAATAACCATTGCATCAGGTGGTTCAGGTTTCGTAGACACTAGGGTAGAAGGTTGGGAAGGTATAATTGAGTTCGGAAATGGTGACCCCAGCATACGTATCTTTATCAATCAATCTAACTAAATAATACATAGGAGGCAACTTATGGATACTTTAATAAAAGTCTTTAAGTGGCATGAGAGAAGAACCGAATGGTGGTTAAACGAATTCGGTCTGACTCAATATCAAGCTATGTGGTTTGCATGGTGTAAAGGTATATTAACAATATTAATATTACAATGGATATTTTAAAGAAAACATTTCTTATCATAGGGATTTCTATAATCCCTATGTTTTCTTATGCAGACGATAATCACGTTCATGTAGAACAAGTCAATGGTGGTGACAATGCAGATTTATCAATTGACCAAATAGGTTATAATAACCTTGCACGTTTTTCTTTTGACCACCAAAATAATACAATAGACCTTTTACAATCAGGAAACAATTTGTATATTGGTTGGACTGATACATGGGGTTCGGGTAAAAGTTGGGGTGGTGATTTAGACGGATATAATAATGAATTAGAAGTTAGACAAAAATGTTCTGTCACAAGTTGTAATGATAATGATTTTGGATTTCATATATGGGGTAATTACAACCAAGTTGTTTTTGGTCAAGGATATGAAATCAACAACTCACTTACACCTACTTGGAGTTATGACGGAACGGAGCCTGGTGGAAACTATGTAAGATTAGATATTCATGGTGACTACAATGACTTTAAAGGAAGTCAGAAACAAGATTCAGATTCAATAAGTCATTCAATGACTTGGAACATTTATGGTGATTACAATGACGTATTTTCAAAACAATTGCAGAATGGTGATAAGACACTTACTGGAACAATTAACAACGATTACAATGAAGTTAGTGTAATTCAGAAAAAGACTGGAGCTCACACTGCAACAATAACACTAGACGGAACATACGGAACAGATTTAACCTTAGTTCAAACAGGTGATACTGCACAATCATATACACTATCTCAAACATGTAATACAATAGGTGGTTGCACTTTAAACGTCACTCAAGGTAATTAATGTATTCGTGGAAAACAGTTGTAATAACCATAGGGTTATTATTCGGTCTTAAGATATGGAATCCCTATTTCATAGAAAATATATCATGGTCTTATTTTGATTATCTACACCAATCTCAGGAAGTAGTTCAGGTAGACAATATTGTCTTAGTAGATATAGACGAATCTTCACTTGAAGTGTATGGTCAGTATCCTTGGCCAAGGTCTATTTACAGGGATTTAATGCTTGACACTTCATACACTAATACACATGTTTTCACTCAACTCTTTAAAGAACCTGATAGGTTTCAGGGTGATGAAGCATTTGCAGAAGGTTTAGTTAACCGATTATCGATTCTATCTTCTGCACCAACAATTCAAAAAGATACTGGTTCTGCACCTTTTGTAAGAACTAGTGTTTTCGGTGGAGGAAATATAGACGACCATATATGGAGTTTCTCAGGAATCTCTTCACCGATTCCAATACTAGAACAAAATTCATATGGTTCAGGTGTGACAATTACTACACCACCAGTCAGTGGAACTGCAAACTTTGACGGAACAGTTCGTTCTGCACCATTAATTGTTTCTGCAAATGGTGTAGTGTATCCCTCAGTTGCACTAGAAGTTTTACGTGCAATGTATGACCAACCTAATTATCAGACTCGTGTGACACCCGAAGTTGGAATTGAATGGATTCGTATTGGAAGACAACCCCCAATCGAAACCACTCCAACTGCAGATATCCTTGTAGGATATTGGAATAATTTCGAAAGGGTGTCGGCAAAAGATTTACCAAATTCTAACCTAGAGAACAAGACTCTAATTTGGGGTCTGACGGCTGAAGGTCTGAATAATCCAGTTTCAACCCCAGTGGGTGTAAAGTATCCTCACGAAGTTCAAGCTTCAATCCTCCACTCCGTCTCCACAGGAGTTCAAATACAACAATCCTACTATCTTGAATTCTTAGAAGTCGTTCTTCTATTGACAGTCCTTTTAGGAATAATGGTATCGGTCTACACACTTCCCACAATTTTTTCGGGGATAGTGAGTCTAGGTATCGTTGGATTTCAGGTGGGTTTGGGTTTCTATTTGTGGACTTCAAGTTTCGTTCTTTTCGATATCTTCTACTCATCGATGGCCTCCATAATAGTTTTTGGACATGCTTCCTTCAACAAATATTATAAAACCTATCAACTCAAAGAACAAATTAAGAAGCAGTTTCAAAAGTATTTATCTCCCGACATGGTTGACCAACTTGCAGAAAATCCCGAATTATTAAAACTAGGTGGTGAAAGAAAAGAAATGACATTC